GGTGGCGAACCTCGGCCCTTTTATCAACGGGCTGCTTACCAGCCAAGCGAGCAGCCCGGCGGCGACGTAGGCTGGATCCGCACGCTGCCCGGCGGCGAGGATTGGCTGCTCGCGCCCGTGCACGCGCAGATGTGCAAGTACGAGTCCCTGATCGACGGGACGCTCAGCCTTGCAGACATCGCGCTCATGAACGATTCACTCGCCGTCCGGGCGGACAACGAAGCGGCGTTCCGCCGCAAGATGGAAAGAGAAAATGGCTGATTCCGTCGTCATCCGCGAATTTCTCGTAGCTCTTGGATTCCGAGTCGACGAGAAGGGCCTGAAGAACTTCAAGGAAGGCGTCGAAGGCACGACGAAGGGCGTCAAGCAGCTGATCGCCACGGTGTCCGGCGCTGCGCTCACGGTGAGCGCCGGCGTTGCGGCATTCGCGTCGAAGCTCGAGCGCCTGTACTTCGTGTCTCAGCGCACGGGCGCGTCGGCGGCGAACCTGCGCGGCTTTGAGTTTGCCGCGCGGAACATGGGCGTCTCGGCCGAGGCGGCCACCGGCACCACCGAGAACCTTGCGCGCTTCCTGCGCAACAACCCTGCGGGCGAGGGTTATCTCGCGACGCTGGGCGTGCAGACGCGCAACGCAAACGGCGAGCTGCGCGATACGGTCGACATCATGTCCGACCTCGGGAAGTCCCTGGCTAACAGGCCGACGTGGCTCGCGAGCCAGTTCGGCAACAACCTGCGCATCGACGAGAACCTGCTGCTCGCGATGCGCAACGGCGACTTCGAGCGGCTGCTGAAGCAGTACCGCGAGATGTCGCAGACGACGGGCCTCGACAAGGCGGCCGACGACTCGCACAAGTTCATGACGCAGTTGCGCGGGCTCGGCACGACGTTCGAGAACCTCGGCATCCGCGTCGAGGGTGCGATGCTACAGAAGGTCGGCCCGCAGCTCGATCGGTTTCAGCGATGGGTAGATGAGCATGGTGATGAGATCGCGGCCAAGATCGGAGACATCGCTAACACCCTACTGAAAGTGGCCGAGGCAGTGGGGCCACCACTCGGGAAGCTGGTCGACCTGCTCCTCGAACTCGATCGCGCGACGGACGGCTGGTCGACGAAGATCCTGCTGCTCGGCGTGGCGCTGAAGGCGCTCGGCGTTTTCCGTATCGCTGGCGGCATCCTGAAAATGGCAGGCGCGCTGCGCGCCGCGGGCGCCGCCACGACTGCGGCAACCGCTGCCGGCGGCGGCCTGCTCGCGGTACTCGGGAGTCTCGCTACAGCCGTTGCTGCAGTTGGTGCCGCATTCGCCGGCTGGAAGATCGGTGATGCGCTGCGCGACAAGGTGGATGGGCTGATTTCTCAGCTTTCTGGCGGGAAATACCGGTCTCTATGGGATGCCCTGACTGGAACAGATCGTCGTGGCTTGGGCGCCACTGGCGGCTACACGCAGGCCGAGATCGACAGCGTGAAGGACGGCGGCGGTGCGAAGCTGACGCCGCCACGTGGTGAGAAGCAGCCCGACATCGCGCCGGATTCGGGGGCGACGCCTCCCGTCACGCCCACCCCAACCGCGGCGCAACCGACCCCGGCACCTGCGCCAGCCGAACGCTCTCCTGCGTTTCTTGATCGGGTACGCGACGCCATGGCCGCCGCGCGTCAATCGCAGGCGAAAACGGGCGTTCCGTGGTTGGTGACGTTTGCGCAATGGGCACTTGAAAGCGGCTTCGGCAAGAAAATGCCGGCTGGTAGCAACAATCCATTCGGCATCAAAGCGAAAGCTGGACAACCGTATGTCGAGGCGATGACGAATGAGTTCATCAACGGAAAGATGACTCGCGTCACGCAGCGATTCGCGAAGTTCGATTCGCTGGCGGATGCATTCGAGCAACACGCGAAGCTGCTGGCAAATGGCCGCCCATACGCGAAAGCGCGGAAGCACAAGGATGATGCATTCTCGTTCGCCGACGCGCTCACGGGCGTCTACGCTACCGACCCCCAGTATGGGGCCAAGCTCAAGTCGATCATGACGCGAGCCCTGGGCAACAGCGAGTGGCTGGCGCAAGGGCCGCGCGCTCCGGCTGCCGCTATGAATTCGTCTGCAGCAGGCGGTCCGACGAAGGTCGAGCTGCACCAGTCCACGCAGATCCACGTGAACGGCTCAGGCGATCCGGTGGCAGCAGGCCGCGCGGTCGAGCGCGAGCAGCGCGCGGTAAACGCCGACATGGTGCGCAACCTACAGGGGGTGATTGCATGATCCTCGACATGATCACGATCTCGCCGAAGAAGATCGGCAGCATCACGGTGCAGGTCGCGATCGAGGAGGTCTACAACGACGAGCTGATGATCACTGAGCATCCGGTCGAGCAAGGGGCGCAGATCAGCGATCATGCGTTCAAGCGTCAGCCGGATCTCTCGATGCGGTGCGGCTGGAGCAACGCTGACTACGAAGCGCTGCTCGGCGCGGCGGAAGCGACGTTCGACGGCGGCGGCTTGCCGTCGGCACAGTACATCAACGCGATCTACTCGCAGTTGTTGGCGCTGCAGCAGGCACGTACGCGGGTCGATGTCACGACAAGCCGCCGGATCTACCAGAACATGCTCCTGCAGGGGCTGCGGCTCACGGTTGATGCGAAGACGTCGAGTGCGTTGATCCTGACGGTGACGGCCAAGCAGATCAAGATCGTGTCGACGCAGGTCACGACGCTGCCGCCGCGCGAGAACCAAGCTGACCCGGCGTCGACGGCCGAGACAGGGAACGGCGGTACGAAGGCCGCCATGCCGGCGACGCCGGCGCCGGGAGGAGCAGTGCCGCCGGGGAGTATGTGATGCCGAGCTTCTTCGAGATTCCGTTTTCGCCGCGCCCGGAGCGCTTCACCGTGACGCTGAGCGGGACCGACTATCGCCTAACCGTCCAGTACCGCAAGGCCGGCGGCGCAGGGTGGGTGCTCGACATTGCAGACGCCTCGGACAACCCGCTGGTGTCAGGCATCCCGCTGGTGACCGGCGTCGACCTGCTCGCGCAGTACAAGCACCTGGGGTTCCAAGGGCGCCTGTGGGTGCAGGGCGCCGCTATCGCATGTTTTCTGGGTTACAGATTAGGGTCGTCCGTTTCAAGGCCTCCGGATGTTGGCTTCGCGATGCCATATTCCTTTGCCAGGATTTCGGCGACCCTTCTCGCGATTTTCTCGTCTGTCGAGGACAGCCTGTCACTGCCGATTTTGGAGAGCAGCACGTATGACGCTGTTTCGCTGAGCAGCGTACTAACGCTCTTGCCGGACTCAACGGCGAGCTTTCTGAGCGCGATGAATTGCTCGTCAGATAGGTTCACGGTAACAACCCGGCCACGTTTATTTGGGTCTTCTTTTTCGATGTCATTCACGCTGCCTTCGCCCGTTTCGAGCCACTCGGGGAGCACATCCAACGCCTCGGCGAGACGCTGAATCATCTCCGGGCGAGGCTTGTTCTTCCCCATTTCGTAACGGGATAGCTGGGTTGGCGCTATTCCTACGCGAGCGGCCAGTTCGGCTTGGCTCAGCTTCAGGCCAGCCCGAGATCGGATGATACGCGCGCCGATGCTATCTTTTGTGTTCATAAAAGTACATGAAGGTATTGCAATGTACTTTGATGTACTCTATGATGAGCACATCAGGACATTTGATGACGGATGTGTACGGGAGTATAGACGATGGGCAGACAGCGTAGCGTGACCCTTGCGGTGAAGGTACGTCCGGAGGTTCGGGATTGGCTGATGGACGTTGCACAGCGGCAATTCAGATCTGTATCAGCAGAGGTTTGTATGCGCCTGGAAAGTGCATACCAAAAAGAAAACGCCCAACCGGCAGCAACCGGTCAGGCGTTGGTACAGCAGTGATCCACTAGCAAAGGAAGATCATGAAGAATGATAGCACGGCAGCAAACATTGGCAAGCCCGCGTCGACTCTGGTTGAGCGCCGGGTCATCGACCTTTCGAGCATGATGGACAATCAGGTGCGTTACATGCGCGCGCTGTTCATCGCCATCAAGGCGACGTCGGAAGAGTCGTCGAAGGTCGCCGTCGATCTGGCCGCGCTCGGTCAGTGGGTGGCAGAAAACGCCGAGGACTTCCTCGACGTGGGCTGCAAGGACGTTCTGTCGGCCAGCCGGGAGGTGCACTGATGAACACGCTCACGATCACTGGCGTTGCGATCCGCACCGACGCCGAAGGGCGGTACTGCCTGAATGACCTGCATCGGGCTGCCGGCGGCGAGAGTAAGCATCAGCCCGCATTCTGGATGCGGAACGCGCAAACCCAAGCCCTGATTGGGGAGATCGGCAACTCTGCAAATTTGCAGAGTTCACCGGTCGCCTCGGTCGAAGGCCGGGACGGCGGGACGTTCGTCGCGAAGGAACTGGTCTATGCCTACGCGATGTGGATCAGCCCAGCGTTCCACCTGAAGGTGATCCGGGCCTACGACGAGATGGTGTCGGGCGGCCAGGTCGCGGCGGCTCCGCTCCCGAATTTCGCGAACCCGGCCGAGGCGGCTCGTGCATGGGCTGAGCAGTTCGAGCAGCGAGCGGCGCTCGAGCATCAGAAAAAGGAGCTCGACGCCAAGATTGCCGAGCAGGCACCGAAGGTTGAGACGCTCGAGCGGATTGCTGATGCGGAGGGCTCGATGTGCATCCGTGATGCCGCCAGCACGCTCCAGATGCAACCGAGCAAGCTGACGGCGTGGTTGAGCGCGAATGGTTGGATCTACCATCGCGCCGGCAAATCCGGGTGGCTCGCGTATCACGACAAGCAGCAGGCTGGCTATCTGGTTCACAAGAGCACGCCCTACACGGATCGAGTGACTGGCGATGAGCGCGTCAGCGAGCAGGTGCGCATTACGATGCGCGGGCTCACGAGGCTCGGGGAACTGGTGCCACGCGATCAGTCACGCATGCGTCGAGCAGCGGGGTATGGAAGTCGCGAGAATCGCGGTTCCGCTGCACATTAATCGATTTGACGGCTCCCGTAGCGGGGCCGTTGTCCTTGGTGGATGCGATGGCTGAACAGTTTGGCCGTAAATTCTCACTCATCATCGGACAGGATGCCGGTGACGCGCTCGACCTGTCCGAGCTGCGGATCGTGTTTCGCGTGCAGCGGGGCGACCTGCAGACGCCGAACTCGGCGCGCATCCGCGTCTACAACGTTTCGGACGATACCGCCCAGAAGGTTGAGCGCGAGTATTCGCGAGTCGTGCTGCAGGCTGGGTACGAGGGCAATTACGGGATCATCTTCGACGGGTCTCTGGTTCAGGTTCGCCGTGGCCGTGAGAGCCAGACCGACACGTACCTCGATATCACCGCAGCTGATGGAGACATGGCGTACAACTTCGCCGTGGTGAACACGACGCTAGCTGCCGGCTCGACGCCCGAGGATCACGTGAAGGTGTGTACCGCCGCCATGGTGCAATTTGGCGTCGGCGAAGGCTATCGGCCTGATCTCGGTGGACGCCCTTTGCCGCGCGGCAAAGTCATGTTTGGCATGGCGCGTGACTATCTGGAGACGGTAGCGCGATCGACGCAGACGCTCTGGTCGATACAGGACGGAAAGGTGCAGATGGTGCCGGAAACGTCGTACGTGCCAGGGGAGATCCCGGACATTAACTATAAGTCCGGCATGGTGGGATTGCCTGAGCAAACTCAGAATGGCATCACAGTGAAGATGCTGTTGAATCCGGGCGTCAAGATTGGGCGACTCATCAAGTTGGATAATCGTAGCATTCAACGGTATGAGTTCAGTTTGAACAATCAACAGCAAGCCGAGAACGGTGCTATTGCTGGTCAAAACAAGATCAATAGCCCAGAAAAAACCGACGGCTACTACTACGTGATGACGAACGAGCATTGGGGTGACACGCGAGGCAATGACTGGTACACAGAAGCGATCTGCCTTGCTGTAGATGCCACCCCAATCGCTGTCGATTTGTTGGCCAAGGCTGAGCAGGGAATTTCGGGTCCCGTACCGCCTAAACTCAATGTGATCAAGCCGTATGGCTAACGAATCGATTTCTGATATTCATCGATATTCTTCCGAAAATCCTCGGGCGTAACCGCGGGCCCCAGCGCAGTTCCATCTCCATCGCGGTTGATGGTTGCTCTTACGAACGCCGTCAAAGATATGCCAGATATGATTTCCCCGGTTGGTCCGATAACAAATACTTCAGCTTTTGATGGATGAAGAGTGCGGCCCCAGCAGCCAATATCGGGGTGATCAGGGCGCAATTTGTTGTTGAAGATCGCCGCCATGCGCATGTTCTTTGCATTGGCAATCGGCAGCAGGCACGGATCCTTCGGCATCAGCGCATAGATCATGTTTGCTGCTGGGATCATTCCATACGCCGGCGGCTTGCTGGCGAGCACATAGGCCTCAGTATCGGCCGCTAATGCGTTTCCGGTGACTATGGTTGCCGCAATCGCCAAAATCGAGCTGGTCTTTTTCATTGGTTCCCCATGGATAGAAAAGAGCGAGTCGGCGACCCGCTAGCATCGCTGCGCGCGGTGTTGCGCGGACAGCGCTCGGAAATCTGGACGGCTTTGCCGGGTGAAATTCAGTCCTTCGACCCTGCAGCGATGACATGTAGCGTGCAACCGGCCATTAAGGTGCAGGCGAGAGGTCCAAGCGGCACGATCCAGAGCGTCGCGCTACCGCTTCTGGTCGACTGTCCGGTCCAGTTCCCTGCTGGCGGGGATTGTACGCTGACGTTTCCCGTGGCACCGGGCGACGAGTGCCTCGTCGTCTTCGCGTCGCGCTGCATCGACGCTTGGTGGCAGTCGGGCGGCGTGCAGGAGCAGGCTGAACTGCGCATGCACGACCTGTCGGACGGGTTCGTGCTGTTGGGCTTTCGATCGAGGCCGCGCGCGCTCGCCGGCGTCAGCGGCAGCTCGACGCAACTGCGCAGTGACGACGGCGCGACCTACATCGACCTGAACCCGACGCTGCAGAAGGTCAAGATCGTCGCGCCGGGCGGCTTTGATGTCGTCGCGCCGCTGTCGACGTTCTCGGCGGCCGTGACGATCACGGGCCTGCTGACGTTCGTCGGCGGCATGGTCGGCAGCGCGACGAGCGGCGCCGCCGCGGTGTTCAACGGCGTGATCCAGTACATCGGTCAGGTCTTCGCAAACGGCAAGCGCGTCGACGACTTCGGCGGGGGCGCGGCCGACTTCCTCGCGAACACGCCCGAGACGGTGGCACAGGCCGTTCTGACTCGGCTGCGCCTGCTGCGCGGCGAATGGTTCCTCGACACGACGGCCGGCATGCCCTGGGCGACTGACGTGCTCGGGAAGTACACGAGTGGCAAGTACGACGCGGCGATTCGCCAATGCATCCTCGGCACGCAAGGCGTGACCGAGCTCGTCAGCTACTCGAGCAGCGCTGATCCTGAGACGCGCGTGCTGACGGTCACCGCGACGATCAACACCACCTACGGCACTACCACGGTACAGGC